GGGGAGAATTCACCTTCAATCATTGCCATTTCTAAGTAGTCATCAAATCTTAATCTTGTTTCAGACTCAGATTTTAGATACCATAAGTATCCTGATGTACCATCTTCAGTAGCAACTTCAACCCATCCAATTTGTGCAGTGTCAGAACCAGAAATTTGGTATCTGTCTTTTATAATAATTGGTTGATTAGAAAATTGTGTGAACTGTGGTTGAGCAGCAGCAGTTGAACCAATAGTTCCTTTTGCAAATACTGAACCATATACAAACACTTTAAGGTTTGCACCAGTACCTAACGTATTTAAATTAGCTACAGAAAACGCAACTACACTAAATTGTGTATTAGTTCCACCACCAGCAGCAACAGGTGCTACAGAAACTAAAGCTTTTAAAGTAACTCCAGTTACAGTATTCATAATAACAACAGTGTCATTAAGATTAATAACTCCAATTGTTTGTATTGGTGCTGTTTGAGGAGCTGCAGGAACAGGAGAAGCATTAGCTGTTGTAGGCACTTGGATAACTCCAATAACCGCACCAGCTGCACTTACAACTGAACAACCGTTGTATGATATGTGTAATCTATTTTGTTCTGACCAAATAACTTGATCTGACGTCATTGGCATTTCAGCGCCAACCATTCTAAGGAATCCAGATAAAGTTCTGTTTCCATATCTTTCTACCTCAGCTTCATAAACCTCTGGTAGGTATTGTTGAGCAAAATCGTTAGCACCACCAGTAAAATTTAGGTAGTTACTATTAAGAATTTGCTGTTGTTGTGATGGAATTATACTTCCAAACACAGGTGTTAAATTTCCCATTTGTAATTTTAGTTTTTGTTAAATGATTTCTTAATTTTTAATTTTGAAGAATCAAGACCACTTACAGATTTTATTTTATATCCACCAACACTAATATCTGAAGGAGCCGTAGCTCTTGGTTCAGTAGTAATATTATTAGACTTAGCACTTATAGTTCTAACGGCATCGGCTTTGCCTTGCTCATAAAAGTGTTGTGCAATAGAATCCGCATTGTCAGCGGCATAGATAGCTTTGTGATAACCTTTAACATCTTTCACCTCTCCTTTTTCGTTTAAGAACTTCTTAACAGAATTGGCAATATTTGATTGCTTATCAACGACATCATTTACGTTTTTAATTCCATATCTAAATTTTTTATCACCAACTTGAAAATCAAAACCTTTGAATTCATTGGTAAAATACTCTTTAGTGTTAGACTTAAAGTCTTCATGATGTTGTTTTGCTACATCTTGCTCTTCGTTGTAGCGGCTGAAAAAGTCAGTAGCTTTTTGTTGCTCTTGGGTGATACCAGGTCTCAACTTGATTTCCTGATAATAATCACTTTTTAGAGTTTCCAAATGCTGTTTGGCTTTTGCAACTTCTTCTTTGTATGCGAGTTTTGCTTTTCTTACATCTCGCTCTTCGTCAACCTCTTCATCATATGCAAAATTATCTTCAATCATAAAGTTAATTTCTTCTGAATCTAAATGTGACTTAGTTTTTTTATAATATTCTTTTAATAAAGTATCGTTATCAACATTAGAATAATCAGCATTTAATCTAACATAATCTTCTAATGAACCTCCAGTTTGTTTCATGAATTCAACCAGTTTCTCGATGTTCTCTGGTAAATCCATATTTGGAGCTGATGGTTTTAAGTCCTGCTTAACAGGTTCTTCCATTTTTTCCCCTATATGTACAACGTCTTCTTCTTTCTTCGGCTCTTCAATTATTTCTTCAATAACTGGGTTTTGCTCTGCAGCTTCAACTGGTTGTTTTTCAACATTGGTAACGGGCTTCTGTTCTCCTCCGCTTCCCACTGCTTTGCCATCTCCGGCTTGTTGATCCACATCCACATTCTTTGTTTTTGACTCTGGAATGGCATCTTCTAGTTTTTTAGGTTTAGACAAGTCTATTTTAATAGGTTTATCTTCTTTACTTAATTGTTTTGGTTTAATGACTTTAGCTTTAATTTTAAAGTCACCTTCTTGTTTTTCAATTTCTGACATAATATAATATAATATAAATTAATAAAAATTACACCAACTCTTCAGTCACTTCAATATCTTCTTGTCCTGACATAGGTTGTTGTATTTGTGGTAAAGGCATTTGAGGTTGAGATTCATTCATACCATCTTGTCCTTCAAAATCTGTAGGTAATAAATCATTTTTTCTTTGATCTATCATCTTAGATTGTTGTGTAGCTTGTATTCTAGTTCTTTTATCTTTACGATCTTCAATATCTGCTTCTTTTTGACTCATGTTTTGTTTTTCCATTTGAGCCAGTTGTAAGTCATATTGAAATTGCTCAGCCATTAATTCTTTTTTAATTTGAGCTTCTTGTTGCATTCTTTGTATTTCAAACTGTGATTTAGCTTGTTCAATACTTACTTTTTCTTGTGTTATAGCTTGTTGCTTTTGAACTTCGTTCATAGCGGCTTGTTCAGCGGCTTTTGCATTAGCCTGACCCTGAGCAGCTATAATTTCTTTTTGATTTTCTTGATCTTTTTCTTGTTTCTTTTTACGTTTAAGTTTTAGCATTTGATTTGCTAGTTTGATATTTTTGATTTGTCTTATATCAATAACATCTTCTAGATCAACACCTCCACTTTGTAATGCAACTTGTAAATTCTGTTCTAACTGAGCTTGAGCTTCTTCATCTGGTTCTAGTTCTAAATAAATACCAAAATCATGTAAATTTAATTTAGAAATTTCTTGTAAAGTTTGAACATTGTAAATAGATATACTTTCTTTTAATGCACTAGCTGTTAATGGAAAACTTAAAGCATCTGCAACTCTTAAAGCTATATTTTCACAAGTTCTAAGTGTTAAGTATAAACTAGCATCTAATATATGTCTTGTAGCTACATTAGAAGCATTAACTGCGAGTTTTTGTAAACCAACTAATGAATCTTTTTCTGGCATACTACCATCTCTAGCTTCGTTAAGACCAGTTACGTCTCTTATCATTTGTAAGTAGTATTGATATACACCTATTAATGATTGTATTTTACCATTACCACTTGAAGTTTGTAATTCTTGAATAGGTACTTTTCCTCTATTAGGATCACCGTCTTGAGTTAAACTTCTACCAACTATACTACCAGTTTGGAAATACATGTTTAAAGCTTCTTGCGGATTATAATTTGTTCCATTACCTAGGTCAACTTCAGCTAAACCATCAACATCTACAAAGACTCCGTCAGGAACCATTCTTGCTATTACTTGTTGTAACTTCAATGAAGTAATTTGAATCATATCTGCAAATGATGTCATTCTACCCACTAAAGATTCTATTCGTCCTTCATACATGTGTGGAGCACATATATTATAATTCATATATACTTTAGTTGTGTCTGCATTAGGTCTAGTCATATTTTCTGCTAATTTCCACTCTAGCATTTCAGGTAAACCCATTATCTTAGCACCACTAAATAAAACCTCTATACTTCTTGAAACTCTATCAAAGTTGTCACTTGGAGGAGGAGCAAAAAAATCTGGCTTTTCTAAAGCTTTTTCCAAACCTTGATCTGTTTGTTTTATTTTAAAAACTTGATCTATATAAGTTTTGTATTCAAAATACATAACTTGAACCAAATCGTTATTGTTATTAGGTCCTCTCATGTATCCTTGGCGACCAGGGTATTTAGCTATTTTAGCAAGATCTTCATCTGTTAAATTAGGAAATTGCTTTTTTAATTCAGGTAGTGTTATTACTTTTATTTCACCTGCGTAATAAATATCTTCAAAATTAGGATCTTTTGTATAAGAATAAACTAAGTCAGAAGGATCAACATAATCAACAGTTACTCCATTAGCTCTATTAAAATGAGTTTTACAAGCTCCAATACCTATAACCGTTAAATCATTGTTTAATCTTTTTTTAACTAAATCAAATTTATTTTTAGCTAAAACATTGTCTATAACTTCTTCTTCTGCAATCTCAATACTTTGCTTGTAGCTTAACTGCATGTGTAATTCAAGCTCTTCTTTAGTTTGAGGTAATTCATTCGCTGGAACGTTAGATGAAGAAAAGTCTTTTCCTGTACTTTCTTTTGCTTGGGCTAATAAATCTTGAGAATACATGTCTCTAGCTATAGCTGATGCATATTCAGTTCTAATCTTTTGAGACTCAGGATCTTGAGCATAAGCTTTTAGATCATATTTTTTTTCATTCATACCATTAACTACTATGTCTACAAACTTAGGTATAATAGGTACTGGTTTCCAGTCTAAATTTAAATAAGACAAATCACCATTAATAGATAATTCATCTTTATATTTTTGTATAGGTTGCTCACCTCTTGCATAAAGTCTTAATCTTTCAAAATTAGCAAAACCAGTTTGCCATCTATTACTATTTATTCTTCCTCCTCTAAACCATTCATATTCAATAGCTTGCCCAACTGCAAGACCGTATTCTAAACTTCTCTTTTCCGCCTCAGGTACCACCTGACTAGGGAAGACACTATTACTACTAGTATTAATCATTCTGTTTAATTATTTGTGAACTTGAACCGTAATTGTTAAATTTAGAAAAGTTTAACTTAACCTTTTCTTTTGAGACATCGGCAATTGGTCTATATTTATTTTTATTACAAGCCATTATAGCAAGCCCTGAACTAATGGAAGCATCATGTTTAGTTCTATTATTTATATCAAAAGCCGCCCAATCTTCTAATGTTCTTTGAAGATACATCGTTCCATATTGTTCATTATTGTAACCTACAAATAATTCTATATATGATTCAATAGCAGCAGCATGAGCTTGTTTTATATCTTGACTTGAATTAGGTATACCACCTATTTCTTTTTCTGTTATAGATAGTTTATGCATTGTTTTGTCTGGTCTATTCATTGAATAGCCCCTGTATCCTCTTCTTTTTAAATGATACAATAATCGAGGTTTATTGTTTTCAGCTAATATTGGCATGCCATAAAAATGTAAAGCCATGAGTACATCCTCAAAAAATATTTCAGCAGTTTGTGGTCTTGATATATATTCTAAAAAAAATAAATTAGCAGGTGCATCTTCCATGCTGAATTTAGTTAAGCCATGCAATGATCCTTTAGATCCTCTACCATCGACTGTTCCAGATATATCATATGAGTCACAGCCAAAAGCTCCCATATGTTCATTAGCAGGATACTTAACTCCATTTTTAATTATAAATCTATTTTGTTGATCTCTATTAGGAACCCAAGTTACAAAGAATCTACCTTGATTGCTAGGAGTAAAACTAACACTGGTATCTTGTACACCATCTTTCCATTGAAAATTACCTTGAGTAACAACACCTGAACGTTTTAAATCTTCATTGTAATCTATTTGTTCGTAAATCTTAGTTAGATTAAATAAAGATTGTTTTGTTTCATCTCTGAAAGCGTGTTTTTCTGTACGCGGAAACTGTCTATATAATTCATTAAGTGCATCAGGATCTTCCTTAAGACCATCTACTTCATTCTCCCAGTGTTCAATGACACCAATTTCAATCTCTTGACCATCGATTCCTTTAGTTGTGGACTGTGGAGTGTCAAAGACAGGGTATCCAAAAGAATCAATGTATCCTTCGTAGTTCCATTCCATAGGTATGAACAAGCTATATAATCCTGAGCTAGTCTGTCCATTACGGTTTCTTTTCTTGACGTTTGAATCATCGTATATTTTTTTGTAGTTTCTACCCCCTTTGTCTAAAGCGTTTGATGTTGATCCCATCATACACTTGCCTATAATTCTACTACCTAGTCTTAATGTTGTTTTTGTAACCCTCCAATTGTTTAATATATTTTCTGGCTTTTCCCATTTACCCGCTTCATCGTGTACAAGTAGTGCAAGCTTCTCTCCATCATAGGAGTTGTCTCCTGTGTTTTTCCAGTCAATAGTTGTATCCAATCCAACGATTTCTTCCAGTTGTTCATTGCTATCAAGTTTTTTTCTAGTGAATCTTGAGGCAGGAACTCTGTATGCAAGTTCTGTTTTTGGTCTATCCATACCATCTTGGATAGGTTTGAAAAAGAAAGGGTAGTTGACTGAGATTGGAACAATCTTGTCTGTAAACATTTTTTTAGCATCAGCCCCTGACTTTGATAAGACACCGTATCTAGCATCGCTTGATATTGTGGCCAAGTTAACAGTTTCGCCTGATGCCATAAAAGAGAATCCCGAACGTCTGTTCTTAAGATAACACATCCCGTATGATCGTGTATCTGATTTACAAGCTTCCCAGAATATAAAGAATAATCTGTTTGCCTCCCTAAAATCTGCTTGCCCAACATCAATCTTTGACCATTGCAAATACATGTAGTGAGTACCAGTAATATAGGTAGGAACACCTTTGTTATAAAACCAAAAACCTTCGTCTCTTCTTCTAAATTCTTCATCGATGTAATCGTGTAGTTGTTCTTTAAATTTTGCAGGATAAGCCTTCCAATCAAATATAGTTTTGATTTGTTTAAGTTCTTTTCTTGGTGTAAATACTTCCCAATATTGCTCTAAAGCTTTTGTAGATCTTTTGTAAGAATTGTGTTCTAGTGGTAAAGCAATTACAAGATTTTGTATTTCGTATATTTCCCCAATTTGACCAGTTCTGCTTATTACTATTATGTCGTATTCTTTATTGTAACCGTACTTCCATTTTTTAGACTTATTAAGTCTCTTTATTACGTGAGATTTAATAGGTGTTATAATCTTATATAATGTTTGTTCGTACATTATTTAGATCTTTTTTCAGCAAATCCACTAAATGTGTTCTCCTGTTTTTCTGTAGGTTTGTTTTCTATAATATTACTTTCTTCTTCAATACGGTTAAGTATTTCAAAAGCATCAAATATAGCTAGCTTCTTTGTAGCCGCTGCATTTTTTAATCTATCTGCTGTAATATCGTCTCCGGAATCAACAATAGCTTCTTTAGCAACTTTAATTAATTCCTCAACTGCTTTGTGCCCAGCTTGGATTATGCTCAACTTCGTTTCCTTGACGTTCATACTTTATAACAATATCATTAGATTTCATACAATATAACCTTTTGCCATCAACGACAAAGTCATATTCTCCAAATGGTTTATAGCCTACAACATCTCCCTCGTTGATACCGAGCGCTTCTAAGGAACTATTACCATATTTTAATACACCAATAAGGTCTTGTTCTAACCAGTTATTTATATCAACTTCATCTTTCAACGGAGATACAAAGCATCGATCTTGAAACGTTTGCCATTTATCAGTATTTTTATATAAATAAACTTGATCTAGTTGAACAAAAAATTTATTGTCTTTAAAATAAGATTTACTATTTTTTTCTCTACCCTTCATATCATAAAATCTTCTAAAGACATTATGATGAATCATAACCAAATCATTTTTTTTAATAACTGTTTTATAAGCTTTAGGAACTTGAATTACCCTACCTATATTATTTACAGCTTTAAAAGTTTCAACTTTAGTATTAATTATTAGGCTTTTGTCACCTACTTTAACTTCATTAGAATACCGTTTGCCAACAGGCTCAACGATAAAATCAAATAAACTTTTCACTAATATTCTAAATCGTACTCAACTGATATTGCCATGTTAGAATTAAACTTCTTCCACGGCAATACTTCGGCTTGTTTCTTTATGAATATATTATAAGACTCCCC